GCGCTATGTTAGAGAAGTGGGCATATGATTTATCACGCCACGAAAACAAATTTTTCCAAGAAGCGATACATCTAGGATTTGGCCACAATATAGCTCGTAGCACAGAACAGGAAGTCAATTTTCATGCATATAACTGGATACCCTCAACAGACGACCCCATAGGACGCAAAGCCGATTTAGATCGCAACCAGAAATACATGGAACGTGCCTTACAAGTAAGAGACAAATTGATAAAACAAGGAAAGAATATAGCCGTAACTTATTGCGTATGTGGAGCTGAAACCAATTGCGATTGTCTCCCCGACAATGCGACTAATCGAGACAGAAACAGCTCAGCTGCTGGCCACCAAATAAAAAGATATGGTTATAGTATTGACAGTTTTTATTACCCCGGTGTCGTAGAAGGAGTAGAAAAACGCCTGATCGAAGGGAAAATGGAAAAATGTTATATAACAGGGCATGTATTCGCAGACGGCATACACAAGACCACCCTTGGCGAAGCAGTCATTGATACACAGAGCAAACGAGACCACGTCACCTTCACAGTCCACGGCAATTCAACTCCATATACTCATGCACCCTTATGTAGCAACTTATTTTATCTTCGCCCACACAATGTAGAACAGGTGCATAGTTATTCCAAAGTAGTAGATGGGTACAAACACACTTTCATTTGGGAACCCGTAATTACGTTACCACTAATGGAAAAAGAACATCATTACGGGCTTTTCCGTCTAACCAAGTTGGATAGCGCCAAAATCGAGCCTACCCCCACACCGCCGCCCCGTCAATTAAATAGGCTAACAATCGACGTTAACCCCAGTTTTCCAGAATGGGACAACGCCATCACTTACAAGAGCACTGGGCTATTATCCTTCTTCAACCACCTAGCGAGCCACAAGTTAGTCGACGATATGCTTGAACTTCGAGTAATGGCAGGCCAGACTAGTTCAAAACTCTCATCTTATTTCCACTTCGAAAACGCTTATATTTACCACTGGCAAGCAGAAACCGGTAAACTCTTTGAACAGGATCAGCTCAACCTTTACAAGAAGAACGCTGACTTTATGATACCAACAACGACTTTCATGAAAATCGTGGCCAAAGTACCCAACGTTTATAAGCCTGAAAGCCTTTTATCCACGCACAGATACATAATGAACGAGGTTCTAAGCAAAGCTGAAGTTGATAAACACAGCCCCGAAGCCAACCGATGGGTCAACACACAAGACGTCACACCTTTAGTTATCCTAGCGTACCAATACGTAGCCGAACAACGCATGACCCTCGTTGAAAACTTTACAAATAATGCTGCAATTAAAAACGGCGCATCAGTCCAAGCAATCGAGAGCTACATCGCCCGCCGCCAAACCCCCTACAAACCAATCCGCGAAATGTTCGTCAGGTTACTGGCCGCAATGAAGTTAAGTCTTGTCACCTTTTGGGCATTTTTCGACATGCCAGAGTTGCCAGACGTACCAGAGGTGCCCGACTTCAACACCCACAAGCATGCCTGGAGTCAAT